AAAAAGATGTTAAAAGGGCAGTTAGACTTTACATGGAAAGTGTTACAATATTTGGAAGATCGCCTATTAGAGAAAGAGGAGTGGTTATTTGAAGAGAAACGATTTGAAGAAAGCCGTGCGATATGAGTAAAAATAAAAAGAAGATAAATATAACATATAGTGAACACAATTCAGGGATTGTTACTGGTAGTTTCCATACATTGAATATAAAAGTAAATAATAAAGAAACGAATATAGTGTTAGACTTGGGTATGGTACAAGAAGGTAGACTAAATGCTAGACAACTTACAGAATTAAACAGATTAACTTTTGATTTTAGTAATGTTGATTATGTGATCGCATCACATTCACATGCCTGACCATGTTATGAATTTATGCCAACTCTCAAGAGTTGAATTCAAAGGCGATATTTTCATGACAGAGGGAACTCTAAAGTTAGCAGAACACATTACACTCGATGGAGTATCTGTTCACGCTAAAACAATAGAGTACTTGAATAAACAAAGCAAAAAAGGCAAAACTTTATATCCATACATGGACTTGAGAAGTAGACAATATGCACTAGATAGAGTCAAAGCGTATGGTTTTGATAGTTGGATTAAATTGACTGATGGTATCCGGTTTAAATTCCTACACGCAGGACATATTTCATATGCATCAATGATATTGATTGAAATAAGAGATGGTTACGATGTTGAAACAATTCTATATACAGGGGACACCTCTGCAAATCGCGATATTCCTATGACACATAAGCCAAATCTTGAAAAGTTGAAAATTAATCATTTGATTACAGAATCAACTTACGCACAAGTGCACATCCCTCAAAGAACAGAGGATGAGATGGTTGAAGACCTGTATAATATAATAAAAGAAAGTTGCATTAATAAAGATGCGGATGTACTGCTTCCTAGTTTCGCCATGTCTAGATCTACAAATATTGCATATTATCTAATGAAAACATATGAGAAATATCCAGAATTAAATAAAATCCCAATCTACATGGCTAGTCCATTGATGGCTAAGTGTCATAAAACAATAGGAGAAGGATTTGATGATTATGATGAGCAATGGCAAAACGCAAAAGATTTGTTTAAGTGGAGTAAAATTCAAACTTTAACTGAGTATAAAGACGTTGTAAGAATAGCCGGAAGCTCTGGTGGAAAAATATTCGTTAGCTCAAGCGGAATGATGGATAATGGCTACAATATCTTCTTGACTAATCATATCGTTAAATCTAGAAAAAATACAATTTGTATTGTTGGATATTGTGCAGAAAATACCGTTGGATATAAACTATTAAAAGGAGAACAAAAAACACTTACTTCTAATATAGATGGGGAGAGAGTTACTGTAAATGTTAGAGCTAAAATAAGAAATATAAGAGGTTTATCAAGTCATGCCAGTGGGAAAGAGATTATAAAACTTATCCAAACAGCGGAACAAAAGAAATTGCGAACCGTAATATGTGTTCATGGAGACAATGATAGGGCTACTAAACTTGGAGAAATGTTTAAGAAGGCATATAAAAACCCTCTTACTATATACGTTCCAAGAAGTGATCAAAAAATAAAATTAACTTAATTTGAAGAGGAGAATATTATGAAGAGAGAAGAAGGTAGTGTATTAGCATTAGGTACGGATAAAGTGTATGATTCAATTGTAAGTCATAATTATGAGAACAGAACAATTATTATTGGAGAAGTTGATTCGCTATTATTAGAATATGCAGTTGAGTACATTCTAAAATGGAATCGAGATGATATGAATATTCCTAAAGAAAAAAGAAGACCAATTAAATTACACATCAATAGCCCAGGTGGTTCAGTTTATAGTGGAATGAATTTGATCAATGTTATTCAGAATTCTAAAACACCAGTAAATGCAATTGTTCAAGGATATGCAATGAGTATGGGTATGTTAATTTTAATTGCTTGTCATAAAAGATATGCGTTTGCTGATAGCATCTGCCTATTACACGATGGCTCAACAGGTGGATATAATTCAACCGCCAAAATGAGAGATTTAGCTAAATTCACTGAAAAACAAGAAGAGAGAACTAAAAACTTCATTATTGGAAATACCAAAATTACAGAAGAGGTTTATGAAGACATGTATACAAAAGAATGGTACATGTATGCTGATGAGGCAAAAGAGGTTGGCGTAATTGATGGCATTGTTGGGATTGATGTAACCCTGGATGATATCTTATAATTTGAAGAGGAGATGTGAATGGAAGCGTATACCAAGAAGAACAATGAATCATATGATGATTATTGCGTCAGGTTATATAGAAACCAGGAGTTATATGGTTTAAAAAATGATGTTATAGGATTCTTGATAAATGAAGCTTATCCAGAAAATAAAAAAGATGAATCAGCACATAGAAAGAATACTAGAAAATATATAAAAGGCTTTGATGATGGGTATACCAAAGGATTATCTGATGCAGAAGACGTTAGTATGGAAGGGGCTGGTTTAGATTCGTTAAAACCAGTGTCTCACCTTGAAAAAATGACAGATATGTTGGGTGAGTATACTATAAGAAAAAGAGATATGCAATTAGAAAGAAATAGTCTATCCAAATTAATGAGAGAGGCTACACCTGGAATATTATTAACTGAAAAGTATGCTCAATTATTGGAAGATGGATTAGTAAAATTACCAGTTTATAATGCGGACATGATGAATAAATCATATAATGAGAACGACAGGCATTTGAAGGTAATAACTTCTGACTTCCATATTGGAATGGTAATCAATGAGGAGTATAACGTATATAATTATGATGTGACTCGAAGAAGATTGAGAGCTTTTGCAGATAAAGCATTAGCAAAAGCAAGATTATATGATATTAATAATATTAGCATTATTGATATGGGAGATTTGGTTGAATCCATTTTATTAAGAGGTAACCAAGCATGGGATTGTGAATTTACTGAATCAGAGCAGATTGTTTATGCTCAGAGTGCATATGAGGAGTTCATAGAATATTTCACTGATGCTGGGTATTTTGTATCAGTAACATTTTTAAGAGGTAACCATGATCGCCTGCAGTCGGGTAAGATGGACTCACTTGATACGGATTCTGCTACATTTATTATAGCAGAAAATCTTAAAAGACTGTATGGGAAACTAGATGATAAACTAGGTCACCCATGTGGAGTTAGCTTTACACAAACCAACAAATATTATCTTGAATTCCACGAAGAAATAAATGGAAAGAAAATAAAGTATATCCATGGTGATAATACTTCTGCGAATGATAGAAGTAAAATGTCAAAATACAGTGGTACTGATGAAGTCATGTATGATTATTTGATATTAGGACATCTGCATAGATTCTCGGTATTCCAAGGAAATAGAAATGAGTTTGAAATATATTGCAGCTCAGGAATGGGGGGCAACGAATACGGATTGCATAAAATCAAATCAACGTCATCGGCTGGAGCAACTCTACTAGTGTTCCTTGAAGATGGAGAGGTATTGATAGATAATGTGAATTTACAAGAAATATAAGTGATTTATAAATAGTGCCCATCTGTATGGTGGGTATCGATGTGTTAATCACAGACTAAGAATAGGAGGATACTCCGAACCGACAGGGCTACCTACCCTGTCTTTTCTTAGGTTAAAATTAGGTATGTCTGAGGAGGCAAAAGATGAGCAATGAGAAAAGAAGAACACACGAAGAATTTATGGATTTGTTAAAAATAAAAAATAATAAGGCGTATACTGAGTTAAAATTCATAGGAAAATATGAAAATTGGGACATTAAAATAAAATGTGAAACAAAGTTCGGGTTGGTGCTGACACTACCTGGATATCTGCTAAAAGGGTCGTTTCCGACAATAAAATCAGCCATAGACAAAAGACAATATTATATAAAAATGGCTGAGGAGATATACGGGTTGAGATATGATTATTCATTATTTGAATATAAATCAATGCGAAGTAAGTGTACTATAATGTGTAAGGAGCACGGGATAAAATTTGAACAAAATTTAAATAATCACATACATGGGATTGAAGGGTGTTCTAAATGTTCGTTTAAAAATAAAAATTATAACCCTTCAAACAGGAAGGATATGAATTTATTTTTAAACGAATTAAGAGGAAAGAACCAACGAGCATATAATGAGTTGATTTTTAAAACAGAATATATAAACAGTAATGCACATATGATAGCAAGTTCAAAACATGGTGATGTGCGAGTATTACCTAGGACACTGCTTCATGGTAGTTTTCCGACAATAAAATCGGCGATAAACAAAACCCGTTATGTAATATCGGAATTCAAAGACATCCATGGGGATAAATACAATTATTTTAAATCTAGCTACAATGGGCATCAAGAAAAACTGATAGTTGAGTGTAAAAAAGAGTCACATGGGGAGTTTAATATAACGCCAAATGATCATAAAAATGGTGTTGGATGCCCAATATGTAGTGAATCAAATCTTGAAAGAATTATATCAAACGTGTTAATCAAAAATGGAGTATCATTCGTACGAGAATACAAATTTGAAGATTGTAGAAATAAAAGAGGTTTGCCTTTTGACTTTTATATAAAAAATAAAAACATTGTGATTGAGGCAGATGGAGAACAACACTTTCATCCAGTTACCTTTGGTGGGATATCAAAAGAAAAGGCGCAACTACGGTTTAAAAACACCAAAGTAAATGATAAGATAAAAAGTGATTACTGCATGAAGAATAAAATTCAGTTAATTAGAATACCATACGTAGATAAAAAATATATAGAAGAGATACTTATACGAGAATTAAATTTGAAGAAGGAGTGATTTTGAATGGCAACACCAAAGAAAACTACAATTAAAAAAGAAAATGATAGATTGCAATGCAGAAAGTGCCTGAAAGTTCAGAGCGATACTAATTATTACGAAGCCGTATCTCTTTTAGATTCCAATGGAAAGATGAGTATTTGTAAAAAATGCATAGGAGAAATTTATGATGATTTTTTCAAAAGGTTTAACGATGTAATAACTACAATTTACATGGTATGCCAGATGGTTGATGTTAAGTTTAGTCTACAGGCAATTGAAGGGCTTAAAGCACATATGCTAAAATCTATAGAAAAAGGAGTAGAATTAAAATCAATATTCGGAATTTATAAAAGTAAAATCTCCTCAACTTGTAAAACGAATGGGGCAACAGAACTTGATTTCTCTCATAGTGATAAATTAGATAATCAGTCGGACGAAGTTAGAATAGATGAATATGAATTTGACAATGAGGATTTGAAATTAAAATGGGGGGATCACCCGAATGACACTCTTATTAGATTTGAAAGAAAATACGATTTCCTAAAGAATAATTATAACGAAAAAACCAGTATGCATACTGAGGCTATTTATAAATATGTTAGATATTCAGTATTAGAAGAGACCGCAATTGAAGAAGGCGATACCGCTTCTGCTAAAATTTATAATGACTTAGCGAACAAGGCTGCAACGGCTGCAAAAATAAACCCAAGCCAATTATCGAAAGCAGACCTTATGGATGGGCTAAATAGTTTCTCTGAGTTGTCAATGGCAGTTGAAAAGGCGGTAGATATTGTCAGGATATTACCTAAATTCAAATTTAGACCAAATGATGCACTAGACTTTACAATTTGGTGCTATATAAATTATGAGCGAAATTTAAATGGATTGCCAGAAGTTGATTATGAGGATGTTTATAAATTTTATGATAAAAAGGTTCAAGAATTTATAGATCAGTATGGAGATCCAGATGGAATATTTACACAGGATACTACGGTAAAAAATAGGGATTCAATTAAAAAGTTTATAGAGCCATTTGCAAACATGGATGAAGATGATATTGAAGAGGATGGTGATGACTAATGCCATCGTATGGAAATTTTCAAAGCGATAATAAAAAACACACCAATCTTTCAAATAGAAGTGATCATAATCCAGAATTCAATCCTTCTGTAAAAGCAATGGGAACTAATCAAGGTGGTGCGTTGGATGAAAATATGGAGAAGTACGTTGAGTTCTTATCTTGGGCAAGATTCTACCCAGATCTATTTTTAGATTTAATAAAACCAAAAACTGGTGGGTTGAAGTTGCATTCAGATCAGAGAATATTTTTAAGGGCAATAGTACGATTTGTAAGTGTATATGGCGTATTCACACGTGGATGGGGCAAAACATTCAATGAGGTTTTAGCTACATATGTATGTTCAGTCTTGTTTCCAAATCTAACATCTTCTCTTACAGCCCAAACTAAGGAAAATTCAGCCTCACTATTGAAGAATAAACATAACGAGATAATAAAATTCTATCCATGGTTTAAAAATGAAATATATAAACCAAAATTTAGTAAAAATGAGGCAGAGATTGCCTTCTTAAATGGATCTACGATAGATATATTGGCGAATTCTCAAACATCCAAAGGGCAAAGAAAAAACAGAATACAAATTGAAGAAAGTGCGTTGTTAGACAATTTCACATTTGAAGACGCACTAGAACCGATTGTTGAGATTGGTAGAACAACCGGTGGTGAGTTAGCAATAGTTAACCCCGAAGAATTAAATCAGCAAATAAACTTTTTCACAACGGCTGGGTTCAAAGGGACAGATGAACATATCAGGAGTCAAACTATGGTCAAAGGAATGAATAACTTGAAGGGTGAGTTAGTCTTAGGTTCTGATTGGAAGTTGGGTTGTTGGAATGGAAGAGGCTCCAATAGAAAACAAATAGAGAAAAAAAAGAGAAGAATGTCTGCGGTTGCTTTTGCACAAAACTATGAATCAAAATGGGTAGGGAGTGTTGAAAACTCACTAGTAGATGTCCAAGCATTATTAAATATAAGAACTTTGTCAGAGCCAATATTGGAACCGCGTAAGGGGTATGAATACTTTATTGGTGTGGATGTTGCACGTTCTCAAAAGAGAGCAAACAACCAGAGTTCAATAGTAATAATAGAGTTAGAGAAGCATAAAAGTGGCAGGATCAAAAGTGCAAATTTAGTAAATCTATTAAATGTGTCAAATACATTAAATTTTAAAACACAAGCAATAAAAGTGAAAAAATTAAAATACCAATATAATGCAAAAATGGTAGTTTGTGACTCCAATGGACTTGGAGTAGGTTTAGTAGACGCACTAATGCAGTCACAAGAAGACCCAGATACGGGAGATATGTTCCCGGCATGGAATACAATAAACACCGACGCTAGACCTGATGATAGAGATTATGAGACATGTATATTTGATCTAAAATCACAAGGAATAAATACGGGAATAATAATAAACTTTATTGATTATGTTGAAAGTCAAAAACTGAGACTATTGGAAAAAAAGAAATATAGTGACTATAACATTGATGATAAAAAATACTATGAAGAAAATGTTGTGCCATTTATACAAACTGATCTATTAATAGAAGAGTTGATAAATTTACAATTTATAGATGGAAAGAAAATAAAACAGGTGACTAAGAAAGTAGATAAGGATAGGTATTCTGCACTAGCGTATGTTTTGTGGTATATTAAAAATCATGAAAATAGAACAAAAAAGAAAGCTAGCATACCAAATACATCCATGGTATTACGGAAACCAAAAATAAGGAAGAGGTGATTCAATGACTAAAAAACCCGTAAAAGCAGATCCAATAACCGATGTTTTACCAAAGCTTGACGCGGAAGCATTCCAAAGCAAACTTAAAAGTTCGTACTCCGAACT